GCTGAGTACCCACTGTACGAGTGGCAACAGCAGCACCAAGCATCGCAGCACGGTTCGCAAAGCGGCGGATGCCGGGACCCATCTTGCGCCGGGGGCGGTACGTGACATAGGCGGAAGACATCTAAGAGTTTCCTAGTAAGGATTAAGAAAATATATTTGGCCAACTCCGGGGCGGGGACCAAGGTCCCGCCCAACCCGGAATACTTAAAAATAAGATATATGCATATGTTAGAATGGCCGAAAATAGTTCCAATAGTTCCAGGGAGGATGGTAATACTGGTTACATCCTCCCTCCAAGCGGTAAAAAAAAGCAGAGCAGTGGCAGTAAGCACTATTACTTTACCTTCAACAACTATCAAAATAGTTCCAATAGTTCCAAGGTTTGTGATGTTCTGAGAGAAATCACAAAAAAGTTCGTGTTCCAAGAAGAAACAGGCGAAAACGGTACTCCGCATTTACAAGGTTATATTGAGCTGAACACCAAGCGGAGAATCACAGAACTAAAAAAGTTTCTGGGTGATAAAGTACACTGGGAAGTATGTAGAAACATTGAAGATTCTATTAAATACTGTCAAAAAGAAGATACCAGAACTGGTGAGGTATTTAAATGGGGATTTCCCAGAGAAGTAAAAACTATTACTAACCTAAGACCGTGGCAAAAAGATGTACGAGATATGGTAATGGGCGAACCTGACGATCGTACCATAATATGGATATATGACCCAGTGGGTTGCAACGGTAAAACGATGCTATTAAAATATCTTGTGGTACACTGTGGATGTATTTTTACAAGCGGTGGTAAAAATAATGATGTCATAAACCTGATCTTCAACAACAAAGACTATATGACAGTTAATCCAAATCCCATCGTTCTATGGAACCTGCCAAGAACTATTGAACCAAGTCACATCAGCTACAACGCGCTTGAATCTATCAAGGACGGATGCATATCAAACAACAAGTTTGAATGTAGTAGCTTCGTGTGTCCAAACCCACACGTGGTGGTATTTGCAAACTGTCTGCCAAACTTCGGAAGTTTGACTATGGATAGATGGAAAGTGTTCACTATAACAGACAGTAATCTGGTGGAGTACACAGATAGAGAAGAAGTTATCGTAGAATGAGATGACATATGTGCACAGGATGTTTAACACAATGTCACTTGCGTCCTAGCCGCGGCCGAGTGGGATTCTGCGCTCTGTACCCGCAAGCGGGCACAACCACGCTGACACCACCAGTCTCCTGCGGGGGGGCTAGTTTGTAGTCGCTGCGCGATGAATATGTGCCGAGTTCTATCGGATTCTACGGGAAAAAAAATTGTTTTTGTAACGGTTTACTGGGCGTCCAGAACCTTGTAATTCGTTTGGAACGAAATGTCGTACGAGGGAACGTAGACGCCAGAGTCCTGGCCTACGGTGATGTTCTCACCGCCGGCACCGTTCGTGACGGTGTTGTTAGCGCGAATGCACAGCCAGTAGTTGTGATTCATACGCGCCTTATGGTAGAAAATCGTGTCCGCCATATCGTTCGTGCTGGTGTTAATGGGAGCATCGGTGCGGTCGGCATCAGTGTTCTCGTCGTAGCGAGTATTAACGTCGTGGTTAAAGTTAATGAAGCGCCGAATGGGCAGGGTCATAGACACGAGCTGCCTGTTGCCCTCGTCCATAGTGGACTCAGTCTCGGCGATCGTGAGCGTCTTGCTGTAAACGACCTGAAGGTACTTACCAAAACGTGCACCAATATTTTGAGAAACGACAACGGGGTTTACTGTATGCTTGCGCAACATAAAGTCGTGCCACAGCGCCTTGCGCTCTGAAAGCTGCTCAGCGGTGAGCAACGAAAGAGACAGCGACTCGTCGGGGTCAGTGTACGGGTTAAGATGGTAACCCTCCTTCTTGAAGCGGAACACCTGAACCTGGTACGTCGTCTCCTTGTGGATACGACCCCAAAACAGCAGACGGACCTTAATGCTGTCAAGAAACAGCTTGCTCGCGTGCGAGAAGGGGTCCGGGGAACCGGCCATAATGCCGGTGCTGCTGCCGAACACGATGGGAGTGCCGCCCTTAGCAAAAGACGTATCGCGTTGCATAGCGAACCAAGGGTAATGGTCTCCGCGGTCGGCGTTGGGCCGATCTATGCAAGTTAACGAATAACAATGGAGCGGAACAGCGCCGGTGGCGCCGTGAACGTTGGTAAGCTGATTGACACCGTAACCAACCTCAAGCTCATTGCAGCGCTGATAGATCTGAGGAATGGTCTTGATACTGCCGCGAAGGACAGCGGCAGGAGTGCTAACACTCACGGGACGCGCTTTCGCGCGGTACGTCTTAGACGTCTGAGAAGGCTTACGACGCGTAAGCGTAGAGGACGAGCCGGTGCGCATAGCAGAGGCATATGCAGTGGAAGTCGGTATAACCGTCTTACCACCAAGCGATTTACGAGGGCGGCCAGGGGCCGAACGCTGAGTACCCACTGTACGAGTGGCAACAGCAGCACCAAGCATCGCAGCACGGTTCGCAAAGCGGCGGATGCCGGGACCCATCTTG